ATGGTTAAGGCTCAACTCCTTAATCCAGCGACGACTTCTCATTTTCAAGTGAGTGTTTCTTTTTTGAGTAATGAATTTAATCGATATAAGCGAGAGTTAGGTCTTAATTTAGATCAAGGTAGATTAAATATATTGTGTTCAGATGCATCACTTCCCGGATCAAGATTTGCAACAGCAGAATTAACAAACAATATTCCCGGTGTGAGAGAAAGACATGTTTATCGTAGGACTTATGATGAACAAATAAATTTAACATTCTACTGCGATGCTGATCAATATCTTCCAATAAGATTCTTTGAATCGTGGATGAATTATATAACAAACATGACTTCAACTGGAGATAATAATGTAAAAAATGAAACTTTTTCTTACCGTGTTCAATTTCCAAGAGAATATCAGGGAAATCTTGAGATAACAAAGTTTGAAAAGAATCTTGACTCAAGAAGACAGACAAAAATTCTTACTTATAAATTCACAAACTGCTTTCCTCTCTCTATAAATTCGATGCCTGTGTCTTATGATGCATCAAATCTTCTTAAGTGCACAGTCGGAATGGCTTATTCAAGATACTATATCGAGGATAGACCAAGAGGAGTCATTCCAAGATTCCTAAATGCACTTGCAAGATAGGTGCTAAATAAACTTACTGAATTATAACATTATGCCGTTACCAAAAATTGCGACTCCAAGTTATGAACTTGAATTACCATCAACAGGACAGACTATAACTTACAGACCTTTCTTAGTTAAAGAGGAGAAACTTCTTGTTATCGCTCTTGAGAGTGAGGATACAAAACAAATAACAAATGCGATCAAAGCTGTTATTCGTGCATGTGTTCTTACAAAGGGAGTCAAGGTTGAAACACTTCCTACATTTGATATTGAATATTTGTTTTTAAATATTCGTGGAAAATCAGTTGGTGAAGATTTAGATGTAAAATTGATTTGCCCTGATGATAATGAGACAGAAGTAGATGTGAGTATTAGTCTTGATGAGATTAAAGTCCAAAAACCCGAAGGGCATTCTAATCAGATCAAACTTGACAACAATCTCTTGATGGAACTTAAGTACCCATCATTGAATGAATTTATTAAAAATAATTTTGATCCAAATGATACAACGAAGACTCCAATGGATCAGTCATTTGATTTAATTGGTTCATGTATTAATAAAATTTACAATGAAGATGAAGTATGGGTTGCAGCAGATTGCTCTAAAAAAGAGATAAATGATTTTCTTGACTCTATGAATTCAAATCAATTTAAAGAGGTTGAGAAGTTTTTTGAAACTATGCCTAAGTTGTCACACACATTGAAGGTTAAAAATCCAAAGACAAAAGTTGAAAGTGATGTGGTGCTTGAGGGTTTAGCGTCTTTTTTCGGCTAGCGATGGTTCATATGAATCTGGAGAACTACTTCAGATTAAATTTTGCCATGATGCAGTACCATAAATATAGTTTGACTGAGATTGAAAACATGATGCCTTGGGAACGAGACGTTTATGTTGGATTGTTACAAGCTCATCTTGAAGAGGAAAAACTAAAAGAAAATCAACGAAACGCAAATGGATGAGACGAATCCAGTATTTGAGAATTTTCTCAATAATATGGCAAGAATGGGTAGGACTCCAAAGGAGACTACAAGAAAAGTCTCTGCGTCAAAATTTTTAGGAAGAGATGATATAGAACAGAAAATAGAGAATAATTCAAAAAAAATAAATTTAATCACGCGAATATTAAAAGCAAGAAGAATAACAACTGGAGAAAAATTAGCTTCTCTTTCTGAGTCTTCATCTGTAAAAGGGATCGAGAGAAGCATCATGGACATCAAGGAAACGATGTCATCAATATTACAGACATTAGAGGCACAAGATAAGTTTGAGTATCAAAAGTTTCTTGATACACAAAAAACATTAGAAAATGAAAAGAGAAGAAAGAGAGAGGGTAAATTAGAACTAAGTAAAAAGGTAAAAAAATCAATAGAAAATACGATTGACACTGTAGTGGCACCAATAAGAAATATTTTCAGCACAATTATTGGGGGTATAGTAAAATTATTTCTTGGTAGTATTCTTATTAAGTTTATAAATTTTTTATCGAATCCAGCTAATAGAGGAATATTAAATTTTATTAGTAATATTATTGAAAAAACATTTCCAATTCTTGTCACTGGAATTGGTGCTCTTGCTCTTGCTTTACCTCTCCTAATTACCGCCATAAGGGGAATTGGAAACGCTCTTTTGTTTAGTGGAATTGCTGGTGGTGTTGGTGGTGGTGGACAAGTTGCTGGTTCTGTAATTGGTAGTAGTAAAGGTGGATTTACGAAAGTTCCTCTGACATCTAGCGGTGCTAAGCCTAAGTTTAGAGGTTTCAAAATGCCTAGAATAAGATTCAATCAAGGTGGTGTTGTTCCGGGAGTTGGTAATACTGATTCAGTTCCAGCGATGTTAACACCCGGAGAGTTTGTTGTTAAGAAAGAAGCAGTTGGTCTTTTCGGTTTACCATTTTTTGAAAGACTGAATAAGAGTTTTACTCAATTAAAAAACTTTTATAACCAAGGTAGAAATGTAAGATTCCCAAATGAGAATGCTGCAAAATTTAAAGATTTAATTAAAGATGATTTCTCACAAATAACAAGAAGTGATAAAGCATTTAAAGAGGGCGCAAAAGGGATCAAAGGTGCAAGACCATTAAAAGCATTTACACCAAACATGATGAAAACTGGCCCGACACCATTGTTTAGACAAACAATTGAAAGACCGTTTAGATCTTTACTTGGTGGTGGTGTAAAGGGTGTAGCAAAGAAAATTCCTATCCTTGATTTATTATTAGATCTTGCCTTTCCAAAACCATTAGCAGATGGAACTTTGACGGGTAACATGGGTGCAGTTCCTAATTTAATGCCGATAGATGTTAACTCTGTAAGCAAACCATCTATACCTAATTTTGGAAACTTGCCACCAATCACTGAATCTGATAAATCTGTTGATACTTTTAATGATATTCTTGATGTGTCTTTAAATTCTCCTAATTCTGATAAGATGGAGACACTAGGGATGATGCAGTAAGATGATCGATACTTCAAAACTTTTATCAAAAAGAACTTCAAGTAAGACACTCTTATCGAGAGAGGGTGTAACAAATCTGATTATCATTAAAAAAAATGTCGTTAAGATTGATGGATTATTAAAAGAAAGATTGATATTGTCAAAAGTAAGAGAGGGATTGTTAAAACAACAGAGAGAAAATGAAAAAAGAAGAGAAAGAGAAAGACAATTAGAGGCAGACAGAAAGGAAGATGATACTGATGTTAACCCAAAAAGTAAAAAGAAACCTAAAGGTATATTGGGTGGTATTTTGAAAGCTATACTTGGTGGTTTTTTTAAATTTTTTGGAAGATTTTTGTTTAGAATTTTACCTCGACTTCCTTTTTTGATAAAATTAATAACAAAATTTGGTAAATTCTTTTTCAATTTAGTGGGTGGACTTTTTAGATTTACTCGTGTATTGATAGCACGGGGTCTTCCATTGGCGTTTAATGCTTTAAAAGGTCTTACTAAAACCATTTTTACTACACTCCTTAGATTAGTTAATAGGGTTGCATTAGGAATTGTGCCTAAAGCTATTAATTTTTTAAGAGGTATAGGAATTGGATCTGGTATAGCAGGTGGAGCACAAATAACTGGTGCCACTGATTTTTCAAAAATAGCCCTATCTAAAACAACTAAAACTGAGACAGTACCAAAACCAAGACCCGGACAACAATTAGGTTTATTTGAAGAATCAAACAGGGTTGTTTATCAAGAACCTTTGGAACAATCTTTGGAAACACCAAGAAAAATTTCTAAAAAATATGCATCAAAAATAACTGCTGAATCAGTTGTTGGTGCTGATGGAATCAAATTCAAACCAAGACAGACCGAATTGTTTAGCAGTCTTGATACGAGAGGTATTACGATTAGGCAGATAACAACTCCAAAACCCGGTGAAATTGAAGCAACAAGGAAGTTGATAAAAAAACTTGGCAATGAGAATATAGTTGCACAAAATTTAAGACTGAATAGAAACGTGTCAGATGTTATGAATGAACTCGATATGATAGAGAGAGAGGCACTTGAGAATATTGATCTAAGAAAGCAAATTGAAAAAGAAAGCGGAACAAGAATCAGGGATTTTAAACCACAAGATGCTCCGTTAAAGAAAGCGATTGTTGGTGATCAACCATTAATGACAGCACCTAAAATACCTAAAGTCAATGCATCAAAACTTGTAGGAAAAAAAGGTCTCTCTAAAATACTATTCAATGTTGGTGGAGAGGCACTGGAACAATCTGTTAAACAATCAATTAAGGCTAGTGTTGGAGTCATACCAATCCTTGGTGATTTGATAGGTGTTTTACTTGACATCTTTCTTTTCGGTGAACCAGTTGGAAGAGCATTGTTTAAAGGAGTTGGAAGTTTTGCACTTGGTGCTTTGTTTGCAGGTGTGGGTGCTGCAGTCGGTGGCCCTCCCGGCGCATTGATTGGTAGTATTCTTGGTGGTATTGGTGGAGATATACTTGGTGGAATTGCATATGATCTTTTCTTTGGTAGAGAACCTCAAGCTGGAGGATATTCAACTGTAACCGGTGGTAGTAAAGAATATTTGAAGGGTGTTTCAAAAGCAAGAGGTCTTCAAAACTTTAATGAAGGTGGAGCAGTACGTGAATATGAACCACCATCACAAGTTCCATTTGATAAATCAACCAACCTCCGAAGTTTGGCGTTTTACGAAAAAACACAAGTTGGTAAAGAGGTAATGATACCAATACCTATACCAATGCCTTCATCTAAGAATCAAAGTCAAGGATCAACCATAGTTATTAACAAAACTTCGGGAGAAAGAAATGTGTTTTCACAACACTATAGGAGAGGATAATGTCTGTTAATAAATTCAAATACGAAAACTGTAAAATTAATAAAGCAGAAATAATATCAAATGTTGATGGTGAAACTGTCAGTCTTGCACCAGCTGATCTTCAATACTCTGAAAGTATGTTTAGTGATACGATTGAAGTTGACATAACATTTGCAAACAGAGCAGGAACTATTGGGGGGAAAACATTATTAGAGGGACTACCACTTTTTGGTACAGAAGATTTTTTATTATCAATACAAGATTCAGTGGGTAGTGAAATAAAAGTCGAATTAAATGTCAATAAGGTAACTCCAATTAGAAAAGATTCTTTGCAAGAGGAATTATCATTAAGATTAACATCAGAGGAATTCATAAGAAACGAGGAAAAATCTTCAGCAGTGATAAGAAGATACGATGGAAAAATATCAGAGAGTATCGAAAAAATACTATTAGATAAACTAGGAACAGAAAAAGAATTGTTTATTGAACCAACTAACAACAATTATAATTTTATAGGTAATGTTCGGAAACCTTTTTACATAATCAATTGGTTGGCAAAGAAATGTATTCCCGCGAGTGATGGTAAAGTTGGTAAAACTGCTGGATATATGTTTTATGAAACATCAGAAGGATATCATTTTAGATCAATAGATGCTCTGTTCGCACAAGAACATGTAAGATCCTACGTTTTTTCTGGAACACCCAATGTTATGAATGAAACTGATCAATATGATGGTGAGATAGTAAGAATGAATGCTGATAATCGTTTTGTAGCAAATCAAAAATTAAGAATGGGTGCATACAATACAAAACTTATTGCATTTGATCCTTACAACTGTAAGTATTCTGTATTCACTCGGAATGCATTTGAAGATGATGATGGTATCACCACAGCTGGAAAGAATCTTCCAACATTAAATCCAAAATTTAGTTCTGAATCAACAAGAACAACTTATATTTTAAAAGATACTGGATCTTTACCATCAGGAGATTTAACTGAACAAGTTAAAAAAAGTTCTGAGGAAAATTTTCAAGCAGAGATTATCATGAATCAATCTATAAGTAGATACAATCAATTTAGCACAGGAGTTGTAGAGATTGATATCGCCCCTGATTTTGATTTGCATGCTGGTGATGCTATCTTTATTGATGTTCCTGATACTGGTGGAGGTTCAACAGATAAATTTGTGAGTGGTAAATATGTCATTGCAATCTGTAAACATGCAATTAGATCTGGAAAGGGAGTTACAAAGTTAGGATTAGTGAGAGACTCTGTTGGACGGAAAGGAAAGCCACACAGTGGTAGCATGGTGAACTAATCTAAGTTATAATAGATAAATACAATTGTAGAATCTAATCAAGCATATGAAATCTATCGAAGACCACATTCAAAAAGACAAGGAGATTCTTGCCGACCCAAAAACTTCTGAAGCAATGAAGAGGCATACAATAGAGGAATTGCATGAACTTGAAGAGTATGTAGATCATCATCATGATGAAATAGAAGCAGGAGATCATCATGATCCAAATGCTTTAGAATTATTCTGTGATATGCACCCTGACGAACCAGAGTGTTTAGTTTACGATGATTAATGGAACAAGTATCAGGTTTATATAATCCCGATTTTGTTGGTGGTCAGTTTCATTGGTGGATAGGTCAAGTTGCTAACTCAAAAAGTTGGCGTGATAATCAACCAAAAAAACATTTTCTTTTTAGAAATGACATTCCGGGATGGGGATACAGATATAAAGTAAGAATCATGGGTATTCATGATTCTGGATGCGGGACGATACCGTCTGATACATTGCCATGGGCACAAGTAATGTATCCTATTACTGCTGGTGGTGGCCAGGGAGGAGATTTTGAGAGCCCCGGTATTAAACAGGGAAATTTTGTCTTTGGATTTTTTCTTGACGGATCAAATGAACAGGTTCCTATTATCATGGGGGTCTTAGGTAATAATGCAAAGACAGTCATAAAAAATTTAAATGATGGGGAGAATTGTGAATTTGAACCAAAGAGTGGATATGATACAGAGACAACAGTAGCAGCTGACGATCAGTTGATGACAAAAGATGTTGCCTCTGTAGCCACGATTGAATCATCTGATGCAAATAATAAAGATAATGCTGCTGATGAAAATCAAAAAATAGAAAGAGAAAAAGAAAGTCCTATTGAGTGTCCAAAGCATGGTAATACATTGACATCTATGCAAACACACATGGGCAATTTCCAAAAAGATTACCAGAGATTGATGGATCAGTTGAATAGTTACGGATCTGCAGCGTCTGTTAAAACTGCAGTTGACACTGATGAAATCAATTCAAAAATAGATCAATTAGTAGAGAAGACATCAAAACTATCTGCCAAATCATTAACACCATCTGTAAATAATACTCAGAATTTTTTAAGTAAAAAATTAAACGACGTAACAAAAACTATAGATGATGCAACGAGCATTTTTGATAGACTTGATAATCTAGAAGCGAATGTCAAAGCACAAGGTAAACTTGGTTGTGTGTTTAATAAAATTAAAGGTGATCTTGCAAGATTAATTGCTGCTGGTATCAAAAATTCATTAGCAAAAAAACAAAATCGAACTCCTCAGAATGTAAATCAAACAAGACCTCAAGGTAATAATTCTGGTTTGATTCCACCGATTCCACCAGAGGGATTTTATACACCCACAAATCCCTGTGAGACTGAGGATATAATCGCAGATGTTTTTTCAAATGTCATGGGCGATATAACTCAAGGATATCAAGATGCTATCACTACTTTAGCACCCGGATCAGGAGTACCAAAAGAGCGTAGATTGGTAGATGTCCTCTCACAAGAAAATGTTATTACTAATTTAGAAAATGGAAAACTGTTTGGTGGATTAGCAGCTGCTCTTGGTTCTGGATTAGGGATTAACGCGAACCAATCAGGTGCTATTACAAGTGCTTTAAAATCTGGTAATTATGCAGCAGCATTGACATCATTAGTTGATTTCTCTGGAAGTAGCACTGCAATTGGAGGACTATCAACAGCAATTCAGTCAATTGATAATGGTGATATTGTGGGTGCTTTTCAGGGATTATCAGGGCCCCTTGGTATTGATTCAAAATTAATGGGTGCCGTTGGTGCTTCGCTTGGTGCGATTCAAGGTGGTGACATAGCATCCTTGACAAACGCATTAGGTAATTTAGGTGGTTCAGCACCACAAATATTGACAGATGTTTTAGGTGGAAGACTCCCATTATCAGGAATTGATATAGGTGGATTTGGTGCTTTGGGTGGATTAGATTTCGATCTTGCCCTTGCTTCTACATTTATGTCAACGGCAGCTGCTTTTCTAGAGTGTGACCCTCCAGATGAGTGCCCCGCAAATGACACTCACACTTTAGGTGGAGGTGGAAAGAACAAA